GCCACCGGCACCCTGCTGAAGCCCGACCGGATCGGGACCACCATCCATGAGAACGTGAGCCCCGTTTCTTCCATCATTGACCAGGTGTATGTGCAGGACCTCACCGGCTGCCAGAGCATCCAGGAACCCCTCCTGCTGGCAGACATGGAGGCCCAGGGCGCCGATGTGGCCACCGCCGCCGGCACCGCCCGCACCGCCAGCGACCCCTCCTTCGGGGCGGCTAAGATTTCCCCCTATGAGGTGAGCGTCACCAGCTTCGTGGACCGGAACCTCGCCCGGCTGACCCCCGTGTCCTATGAGGAGAAGATCCGCTCCATCGCCATGCGGGCCCTGCGTCGGAAGGTGTCCGCCATGATCTACAACGGCGACGGCCAGGCCTCCAACAACGACATGTACGGCATCAAGACCGCCGTGGACGTCTCCGGCAACAAGCTGTACAAGACCGTGAGCGTCACCGCCATCGCCGCCGGCATCCTGGAGGACATCGTGTTCTCTTACGGCTACGACGAAGAGATCGGCGGCAACGCCCGTCTGTACCTCAACAAGGCGGACCTGGCGGCCATCGGCAAGCTGCGGGACAGCGATGACCACGCCCTGTACAAGATCATCCCCGACCCCGGCAACGCCAACACCGGCCGGATCACCGACGGCGGCCTCATCGTGCCCTACACCATCGGCTCGGCCCTGACTGCGCTGACCGGTTCCTCCGCCGGCAGCGAGGATCTCCAGACCATGCTCTACGGTGACCCCATGAACTATGAGTTGGGCCTCTTCGGGAACTACTCCATCCGGATCGACGAGAGTGTGAAGGCCGTGGAGCGGATGAACGCCATCCTGGGCGACGTGATGGTGGGCGGCAACCTGATCGCCAAGGACGGGTTCTGCATCGCGACCCTGGCCAAGAGCGGCGGCTGAGACCATGGCAGTGGACCTGGAGGCGGTGAAGCTCTACTGCCGGATCGACGGGGATGGGGAGGATGATCTCCTGCTGGCCCTGATGGACGCGGCGGCGGAGTATCTGGAGGGGGCCGGGGTGGCTGCCCCGGAGAATCCGGACCCCCTCTATGACCTGGCGGTGAAGGCCCTGGTGCTGGACTACTACGACCACCGGGGCCGCACCGAGACCGGCACCCAGTCCCGCATCCCGGGGCTGGACAACGCCATTGTGCAGCTGAAACTGCGGGCGGAGGCTACACGGATCCTGGAGGAGGCAGACGATGGCATACCGGATCAATCTAGCCTCTGACCTGCGCCACCGGGCAGTGATCCGCCGGATGGCTCAGGGCTGTGAGAAGGACGCTTTGGGCCAGTACCCGGTGGAACCGGAGCGGGTGGCCACAGTGTGGTGCAGCGTGACGCCCCAGACGGGGTCCCTGCTCTCCGGCCGACCGGCGGAGACTCAGCTGTCCCGGACCACCCACAAGGTGACCATCCGGTACCGGAAGGGGATCACGGCGGACATGTGGCTGGAGATCGAGGGGGAGACCTACGACATCCTCTATATCCTGGACCCCTACCTCCGGCATGAGACTTTGGAACTCTTTTGTGAGGTGAGAGTCAATGGCAGTGCAGAACGGGTTTGACCTCCACGAACTGGACGAATTTACCCGGGATTTGGTGGACCTGGCCCAGAAACAGTTTCCCAAAGAGGCCAAGCAGTTCATCCAGAAACAGGGCAACGAGGGGCGGAAACGCCTGCGGGCCAACACCCGGGCGGTGACGAAAAAGCGGACCGGGAACCTGCTGCGGGGGATCCAGCGGGGGAAGGCCACCAAGTACAAGGGCAACTACCAGATCCGCATCATGAACACCGCCCCACATGCCCACCTCATTGAGTACGGCCACTCCAACATCAAGACCCGGGCCGGCAGCGGGAGCCAGGGGAAGATCCCCAAAGGTTCCCCGGTGCAGATGGTGCCTGGGAACGGGAGCCCGGTGTTCGTCGAGGGCACCCGGGAGAAATGGATCCCCGGGAAGCACCCCCTGGACAAGACGGCCGGGGAGATGGGGAAGGAGTTCCCCCGGGCTGCAGAGGCCTTTGTGGATGATCTGCTGCGAAAGGGGCTGGGCTGAGTGATCACCATCATCGACACCATCCGGGCCCTGTCGGACTGGATCGAGGGCCTCTTTGGGGAGCCACCCACCACGAAGGACATCACGGAGGGGTTTGACCGGCCCTGCACCTACATCCAACCGGGTACTCTGGACACGGCGGTGGAGGGCGGGCTGCGGCACGACACCTACACCATGGACGTGATCCGGTTCGCTGCCTGGACCCGGGCTGGCTGGCTGGAACTGCTGGAGTGGCAGGTCAAGCTGACGGAGGCCCTGGAAAAGCCCATCCCGGTGCGGGACCTGTTTGTCCTGTATCCAGAGGACGTGAGCTTTGACCTCCGGCGGGAGGACATGGTGCTGATCGCCTCCCTCACCCTGGAGAACTTCCAGGTTCTGCCGCCGGCGGACGCCGACGCGGAGACCATGGAGGATCTGATTTTGAACGGAAAGGAGTAACCGTATGGGTTTACCTGTGATCAGCGTGGAGTTCAAAAAGTTGGCCTCCACGGCAGTGAACCGGTCCATCCGCGGGATCCTGGCGGTGATCGTCCAGGACGACACGGTGACCACCTTTGACTACAAGACCTACACCACCCTGGAGGACGTGGTCGCCACCGACTACACGGACGAAAATTACACCGCCCTCTCCCGGGCGTTCCTGGCAGGCCCCTACCAGGTGATTGTGGTGCGGATCGGCACCACGAAGACCATGGACGACGCCAAGGCCATCCTGGACAAGCTGTCCCCCAATTGGCTGTGCGCGGTGCCTGAGGCCCTGCAGAGCGGCGTGGCCAGCTACGTCAAGGGCGTCAACACCACCCGGCGGATCCGAAAGGTGAAGGCCCTGGTGACCGGCCAGGAGGACGTGGACGACATCCACGTGGTGAACGTGGCCAACACGGCAGTGACCATCCGGGGGGATTCCTCTCCCACGGACATGGCGGCCTATCTGCCCCGGATCGGGGGCGTGCTGGCTGCCTGCCCCATGAACGAGAGCGTGACCTACAAGGCCCTGGAGGACCTGGCCAGCGCGGAGCCGGTGGAGGATGTGGACGAATCCATTGACGCCGGCAACCTGGTACTGTTCGCGGACGACGACGCGGTGCGGATCGCCCGGGGGGTGAACACCCTGCAGACCCTCACGGAGGATCTCACCGAGGACATGAAGAAGATCGCGGTGGTGGAGGCCATGGACCTGATCCAGGAGGACATCATCCGGACCTTCAAGGCCTATTACCTGGGCAAGTGGAAAAATACCGCGGACAACCAGGCGCTGTTCGTTTCCGATATTCTGACCTACCTGACCAGCCTGAGCGAGCAGGACGTGATCTCCCGGGATGACCCCATCACGGTGGAGATCGACGTGGACGCCATGCGGGCAGCCTGGGCGGAAGCGGGGACGGACACCTCGAACCTGAGCGATGCCCAGGTGAAGAAAAAGACCTACCGGTCCTCGGTGTTCGGGAAGGCCCAGGCCCACATTCTGGATGCCATGGAGGACCTGAAGATGATCTTCACCATGGCCTGAAAGGGGGAGCAGTATGCAGCCATTTAACCACAACAAAGTCATCCGCGGGACCTTCGGCAAGGTCTGGCTGGACGGGGAGCGGATGGCCAATGTGAAATCGTTCGAGGCCAAGGCCACCATTGACTATGAGGACATGGACGTCAATGGCGATTTCGGCCAGAAAAAGCGGTACATGGGGTACAGCATCGCCGGGACCATGACTCTGCACAAGTACGACAGCACCATTGCCGCCAAGTACCATGCCGGCGTGATGAACGGCGAACTGCCGGACCTCACCATTGTGGCGTCGGTGGACGACCCCACGGGGTACGGCGCGGAGCGGGTGGCCCTGTACGATGTGAAATTGGACGAGATCACCCTGTCCAAATTTGAAAACCGGACGGTGACGGAGGAAGAGGTCCCCTTTACCGCGGGGTCCTTCGCCTTCCTGGACCTGATCGAGTGATAGGCGGAATGTACCATGGACAACAGTAAACGGCTGACGCTGGAGGCCCTGATGGCCAAGGCGGAGCAGCGGAAACAGGAAAAATATGAAATCCGCCAGGTGGAGGTGCCCTCCCTGGGGGGCGCCCTGCAGCTGGAAAAAATCCCCCTGACCCGGATCGCCAGCATGATGGACGACCTGGGGGACACCTCCATGTCGGCCAACCTGGCCTTCAACGTGGATCTGATCTACGCCTGCTGCCCCATGCTGCGGAACACGAAGCTGCAGGCGGCCTATGAGGTGGCGGCGCCTACGGACATCGTGTGCGCCGTTCTGGGGGACAACATGATGGAGCTCAACCGGATCGTGGCGGCCATCCTGGACATGTACGGCCTGGCGGACGCCACGGGAATTAAGGACGCGGTAAAAAACTGATCAAGGGCGACGCGGATCTGGCCGTGATCGCCCACTATCTCAACCGTGGGCACAGCCTGGAGGAACTGCTGGGGATGACTTTCCTGGAGCGGATGTTCCTGCTGGCGGCCTGGGAGTTGGAGGTGGATGCCCTGAATGGCCAGTAAAAATATCAACATCCTGCTGAGCCTCAAGGACCAGTTTACCCCCAAGCTCAAGGGGACCACCAAGGAGATCCGGGCCCAGCAGAAACAGATCAACGCCGCCACCAAGACCATCAACAACTGGGGCAAGAACGCCAACAACGTGTTTAAGCGGGTGATGTCCACCGCCGGGCGGGCCGCGGGGGTGCTGGCCACCCTGGGCGGGGCCCTCTCGGTGGCGGGGGTGGTGAACTTTGCCAACGAGGCCATCGCGGGGTTCAACGCTGCGGAAGAGGCGGAGACCAAGCTGGAGGCCGTGCTGGGGAACGTGCCCAGCATCATGTCCCAGGGGGCGGACGCCGCCCGGCGGGCCAAGGATGAATTGGTGGCCCTCACGGACCAGATGGAAGAGAACGGCGTGGTGGCCGGGGACGTGTCGGTGGCCGGGCTGCAGCAGCTGGCTACCTTCCAGCTAAGCCAGAAAACCCTGGAAAAGCTGGCCCCCGGCATGGCGGACCTGATCGCTCAGCAGAAGGGCCTGAACGCCACCCAGTCCGACGCGGTGAGCATCGGCAACATGATCGGAAAGGTCATGAGCGGCCAGACCAGCGCCCTGTCCCGGGCGGGCATCATCATGTCCGACTACCAGGAGCAGATCCTGAAAACCGGGACGGAGGAACAGAAAGCCGCTACCCTGGCGGATGTGCTGGCCCAGAACGTGGGCGGGGTGAACAAGGCCCTGGCGGAGACGGACGCCGGGAAAATCGCCGTTGCTCAGAACCTGATTGGACGAACCACAGACCTTATCGGGGAAAAGCTCATCGGTGTGAAAGCCCAGCTTGCGGACCTTTTGGTGCAGTATATGCCACAGATCCAGGAGGCCGCTTTGGGCCTTGTAACGAAGCTAGAGACCTGGATCACAAACAACAAGGATACCATTGCCGATGCGTTCGGAAAGATCATGAGCGCTGGGAAAACGGCGTTCCTGATTTTGAGTTCGGCCATCTCGTTTTTCATCCAAAACGCTAACTGGCTGATCCCGGTGATCACCGGCGTGGCTGCGGCGTTCAGTGCGTTCAATTTCATTTCGACGATTGCCAAGATGTTCTCTGGTGTCACCGGCGCCATCAAGAGTGCCTCAACCGCTGGGCAGATTTTCAACGCAGTTATGAAGGCGAACCCATTTGGTATGATTGCGACGGCCATCGGCATCGTGATCACCATCATTGGCCTACTGATTGCCAACTGGGACCAGGTGAAAGCTACGGTTCAGGTTGTGGTGGAGAAGGTTGTCGGCTTCATCACCACCCTGAAGGATGCCATCGTGCAGTTGGCCACGGAGATCAAGGACGGCATTGTGGGGGCCTTCACCTGGGTCAAAGAGAAGGTCTCCGGCGTGTTTGACTGGTTCGGGGACAAGATCGGCGGGATCGTGGACGGGATCAAGTCCATCCCCGACAAGATCAAGGGGTTCTTCGGCTTCGGCGACGCCGGCGGCCACGCCACGGGCACGCCCTACTTCAAGGGCGGCGCCACCCGGATCAACGAGGGCGGCCGGGGTGAGATCGTGGACCTGCCCAACGGGACCCGGATCATCCCCCACGACGTGGCCAAGAAGGCCCAGCAGGGCGCCCCCTCCATCGTGGTGAACCTCACCATCCAGGGGAACGTGATCGGCAACCGGCAGTACATGGAGCAGACGGGAGACTACATCGCCAAGAAGATCCTGGCAGCCCAAGGAGTTGTGTGAGATGGACTTCATTCTGAGCTACAACAACAACGAGGAGGTCATGACCTTCCCGGTGGTGCCCAACGAGGGGATCCAGCTCTCCCGTGGGCAGGACAACACGAAGTTTGACGGCATCAACCATGAGCTGCAGGCCATTGGGACCATGCAGCTGGCGTCCTTCGAGCTGTCTAGCATCTTCCCCACCAAGAAGTACCCCTGGATGCGGCCGGGTTCCTCCACCGATGGGTGGGCCTATGTGCGGACCATCGAGGCGGTGCGGGAGCGGCGGATCCCCTTCCGGGCCATCCACCTGGACAACGACGGCACGGAGCTGTTTAACCTGCCGGTGACAGTGGACAGTTTCGAGTATGGCCGGGACCAGGCGGGGGACGTGGCCTACACCCTCCAGTGCACAGAGTATCGGTTCGCCAACGCCCCGGACCTGGACGCCATCGCCATGCCGGAGAGCCCGGCGGGGGAGATCGTGGAGACCGACCGGCAGGAGGAGGAGAACACCGGAACCTCCGAGGGCGGGAACTATACCAAGCGATACACCCAGACGGACGCCACCATGATCGCCAAGACCATGTACAACGAGGCCCGGGGGATCGCCAGCAAGACGGAGATCGCCTGCATCGGCTGGACCGCCCTGAACCGGGTGGACGCCGGGAGCAAGGCGGGGTTCCGGGACACCATCGCCGGGGTGCTGACGCAGAAGGCCCAGTTTGCCTACACCCCCGGGGCCCCCACCACCAGCGACTACGGCTATGACCTGGTGGCCCTGGCTACGGATGTGCTGGACCGGTGGAGCCGGGAGCACGCGGGCCAGAGCAACGTGGGCCGTGTCCTCCCAAAGGATTATTGCTGGTATGCCGGGGACGGGCAGCACAACTATTTCCGCAACGCCTACCGGGGTGGGACGCGCTGGGACTACTCCCTGCCGTCCCCCTATGGCAGTTAAGGGGGTGGCAGGATGGCAACGCAAGTGGAGCAGGCCATTGCCTGGGCCAGGAGCAAGCTGGGCACCACCAAGTACAGCGGCCGGTGCCAGGCCTTCGTTGCGGACTGCTACGCCTACGGGGCGGGGATGCCCCGAAAGTCGGCCAGCAGCGCCAAGGTGGCCCGGGCCCTTTGGCGGGTGAGCACCAGCCGGAACATCCCAGTGGGGGCGGCGGTGTACTTCGACAGCCCCACGGCCCCCCAGTATGGCCACGTGGGCCTGTACATTGGGAACAACCAGGTGATCCACGCATTTTCCACGGTGAAGCAGATGAGCGTGGACTCCATCATCGCCTGCGGGTATGCCTGGCAGGGATGGGGATGGAACGGCGGTGCCAAGCCCACCGGAGCGGGGGAGGCCGTGTCCAGCGGCGGGATCGACGCCGCCGGCGGCACCGCCATGGAGCCTACGGTGATCCACATCCCCCAGACGGAGAAGGTATACACCGTCTATGAACAGGACAGCATGGGCAAGCCCCCGGACCGGTACGCCGTCCAGTGGCAGAGCTACGCCACGGGGCGGGTGCGGGACATCTCCGACCGGGTGACGGCCCCCACGCTGACCGACGACAGCGCCAGCGTGTGCACGGAGCTGTCCTTCCAGGTGCTGCAGGCCACGGGGGAGAAGTACTTCCCCCCTCTGGAGATCCAGCCGGGGGACCTGGTGAGCTGCGTGAACACCAGCAGCGGGGAGTGCGTGTTCTTCGGCCAGGTACAGCAGGTGAGCGGGTCCTACCGGGAGAGCATGACCATCACCTGCCAGGACGGCGGGCGGCTGCTGACCACCAACGACATCATCCTCCAGTTTGACAACGTGGCAGCCAAGACGGCCATTGAGCAGATCGCGGCGAAGATCGGGATCCAGAAGGTTTCCTGCCCGGACCTGGTGAGCAGCGTGTACTCCCTGGAGAAGCAGAACGCGGCCACCATCCTCCAGAACGTCCTGGAGACGGTGACGGCGGAGAACGGGGTGCCTTATTTCCCCCGAATAATGGGGGAGACCCTGGTGATCCGATCCTTTGCGGAGACCTGCCTGCGGGCCTACTGCCGGCAGGAGAGCAACCTGGCGGCCTTTGACGTGATGGACGAACCGGGGGACCCTCAGGTGAGCTGGGACATCGCTGACCTGCGCAACCACGTGATCGTCTACAGCGACATGGACAGCAGCGTGAGCGTGCAGGCGGAGGAGGAGGACGAAGCCTCCATCCAGCGGTATGGCCGGCGGACAG